CAGTTTAATTACAATTTGTTGTTGTTTTGCCATTATTTGTGTTTTATCTTGTCGTACTCTGCCTTTATTCTCTTTTGAGAGGCTTCAATATCTCTTGATTCAAGCTCAAAAAGAATATCTAATAAAAAATCTTTTTCATGAGCTTGTATGTTGTAGTACTTTAGTAAAAAATTAAAATTAGTATAATCTTTACCTGTAAAACCAACATCTGGATATATTTTATTACCTAATGAATTATAAATATTCATTGCTTCTATTACAAGGTTTGGAAAATCTTGTAGTTCAGGGGGACATTTTTCCCAGTCTATTTCTTGTCCAGTTTGTTCGCACATCATAAGATATTGGTCTTTTGACATACCAACATCTTTATTATCCAGATACAGCGTCAGTTTTTGTAGTACCTTTTTCTGATTCTCTACTACGAAAATTTTCTAGGTCAAAGACTACCTCATTGAGCCAATTATCAAATTCAGTTGAATTTTCTACTAAAGTTAAAGAGTTTTCATCTGTATACTCTAGCTCTGTTTCTGCTTTATCATCAGGGTATTCTACTAAAAGCATATCCTGTAGATACTTCAGTTTTAATCCTTTCCAGCCTTTTACTGTTCTTCTAGTGAAAAGTTTAACAAATTTTTCATCATTTAGACTTTCTTCATAAGCTCTTGTTTTTCTATTAAACTTGCTTTCTAAACAGTCTTTTCTTAATCTTTGAAGCTCTTTTCTGGAAAGATTTGCTAATTCTACTTCAAAGCCCTCACAACCGGGATATTCCACCCAAGTTGTTTTACTATCTACTAGTAATTTTGATAACTCCATTTTTTCTCCGTGTTAATAAGTTATAATTGTATTTAAATTTGCAGGACTTGAAACTAATCTAAAATCAAAAGTACTTTGAAAAGCTTCTCCTACTTCTATTCTTTTTGTAAACATGCAACCTGTTAAAGCTGCTTGAAAGAATGTCCCACTATTTAGTAATGTTTTTAAAGTAATATTACTATTTGTTGAAAAGTCAAAAAAATCAGTTGAATTGCTTGACGTTAAAAACTGAGTGATATTTCCTGAAACACTTCTATCTTCTAAAATGAATCCATTTGGATACATTGCATTTGTTTTGTTTGTAACTGAAAGACTATCTTGTAAAGTTGTATGTCCTTTAAAGTTAGTATTATTTTGTACACTTAATGTAGCATTTACAAGGTTAGGAACATCTGTTCCGCCTATTTCTACATCTAAAACAGGTGTTGTTGGAGTATAAGTTGCACTTGATGATACTACAGTTCCTGGAACTGTGAAAGTTGAATCGCCTGCTCTTGTTAGTTTTTCTCCTTGTCCACTTACTTCTAAAGTAAGGGGTCTACCTATATCGAATACAAAATCACCGTTTTGAATATGACAATTTTCTACTTTAAAAGTACTTTCAGTACTTACTATATACAAGTCAAAAGTTTTTATTAATTGTTCTCCTGAACTTGTATCATATTCTGTTAAAAGACTTTTTACTATTGTTTCATCTTTTTCTTCTGTAAGATAAACACCAAACGAAAAACTAGCAGGGTTTGCTTTTGTTATTGTTGTCCCATCAAACATTTTTGTCTGGTCGTGCAAAGTCTTTACTGTGTACGAATCTTCCGCAAATGTTTGGGAGATTGACACTTCGGGAGTCGTTCTTATAAAATAGCGACTCCCGCCGTGTACTATGAATACAGAGCTTTCTCTACGAAAGTTGTATACGGTCATGATTATTCAGTCACTGTGTTATCAGCTGCGTAAGTACTATCATTATGAGAAGTTAATCCCTTGTACTTAACTGTCATTTCATCTGCTGCAGTAATATCTGAACCATGAGCTGCAAATTCAACAGATACTGAAATCAAGTCTGCGACTTCAATAGCTGGAACTTGGAAATGCGCTCTTGGAAGGTCAAATTCTACGACTGGTGTGTCGGAAGAACCTCCTCCCATAAATAAACTCATATCAAAAGAGTTTCTAACTAAGTCAGTTGCACCAGCCAAATCAGCTAGTAATTGGTTTGAACCATTACCTGAACCACTTGAACCTGTAGTGTTTAAGTACATAGTTAAGCTTCCACTAATTTGTCTTGCACCTGAGAAAGAACCAATTGGTTTATCAATAACCCCTAAAGTTTCAGGAGTTACATAAGTGATGTTGTTCGCTATAGTTATTGAACCACCTGTGATTGCAATATCGTAAGATTTTGCATCTAGTCCACCACTTGCTGAACCACTTCCTTGTTCTAAAGTTGAAAGTGTTAGCGTTGATAATTTGTTTCTTAAATAGTCTGCATCATCTGGACCAGTAGTATCTACATAGTTAAAGCCTTCAGCATGATTAATTGTACTGTTAGCTGAATATGCTCCACCAGTTGATGAATTATCAGTATTATAAGAAGTATTAGGGTCTTCCATTGGAACAGTAATTTGGTCAATAGTAGTTGAATTACCAGACCATGCAATTGTTGCTATTCCATCTATAGAAAAATCTATTTCTGCTTGGTTTACTTGACATTCATTTAGTCTGTAAGTTGTGTTTTCTAATGCAAAGAAAATTGAAAGTTTTAATAACTCGTGGTGTTCTGAATTTGCAAAAGTAACATCTGCATCAGTACCATCTAAGTTGATTGCAGTTGCACTTGTTCCTGTCAGTGCTCCACCATGAATATCTTTACCTGCAATAGCTGCCCACAATATATTTTCAACCATATCGTGGTCATTGGTAGTACCATTACTATTGCTTCCATGTTTAAAAGGTCTTACATAAGTTGAGAAAGACCATTCTGCAGGCGGTAAAGAGTCATTAAATCTTTTTTGTCCTCTGTTTGGAGTTGCTCCCGCTTCGTTAATTACAACATCTGTTGCATCACTTCCTTGCGAGAAGCTATATCCATCTAACACACCTACTCTGAAAGTGTTGGCGTTTGCGCCATTACCTTTAAATAAGCCAGTTCCAATTCTGTTACCATCTGTAGTTGTTGTGGTTGTACCTGGGTCTGAAGATACGGTTAAAACAAGTCCAGTTCCTGAACCAGTTGAATCATTTGCATCTCCTTGAGTTAATGTTTCACTGTTAACAAATCCACTTCCTCGAAAGTTATTTGGAATACTTACAGCTGTAACTGCTCCAGAACCTCCGACTGCGGAAACAACACATTTCGCATTTATTCCACTTCCTGAAGTGTCATCTGCTGCAAATGAAATAACATCGCCCACGGCATGACCAGAACCCGCAGTAGTAACAGTAACAGTTTTAATTCCACCAGCAGTGGAAGTACCATTTACTGAACTGACATATACCTTGGTATTTCTTGATAGATTAAGTGCCATTTTTATCTCCTATCACATTGAAAGGGCTTAGCTAGATATTTATCTGCTTCGCCGTTTCTTAATATCGTACTGTAACTAACATTTCTCCAATTCCTAAAGGAGCAATTACTCCTTCATCGGTACTAATACTATCAAGTGTCATTGAAGTAGTCGTTCCATTAGGTATTACGCTAGTGTCGTACACTAAAGCATCGTTTTCATCGACAATCTTTTCGATATCTTCGAATAACGTTGCTAATTCTTCTTGAGCATCATCTTCACTACGAACATATGCTCTTATACTTAAAGTTAAAAATCTCCATTTAAAGCCAGCTGTTTGATACTCTCTAACTTCATCGCCTGCTATCACACAAACTTTTGGAAATTCTTCAATTTCATCTAAAAATTTTAATTGTCCTGAGACATTATTAAAAATATTTGAATTATATGGGTGTTGCCCATTTATTAATTTTATTTTATCTACTAATGCATCTACTATTTTTCGACGCTTTGTTCTATACTCTGTAGACACTATACTCTCCTAAGTGTAAATTTATCGTCTACAAGTCCCAATGCTAAGTTTCTTATGCTTTTTGAAATAAGAGGTTTTGGATTATATCCTGCAGGCCATTGCTTATCGCCCTCATTTTCAAAAGTTTCATATGGACTTAGTTGATAAGTATATTCTCCAATTAAACTTGCTGGACCTCGTTTTAAACTAACTAATTCGGCGCTACCTGCAAATCTTCCAGTTCGATTTATCAGTGCAGGTCTACCCATATTTCTTTTTATTTCACTTCCTAATTTTGCATTTATTTGATTTCTTATTTTAAGAACATTCGCAGTATCTTTTGTTCCACCCTTTGGTTTTGGTCTACCTTGTCTTCCTACTTTAGCCATTGTGCCTGCAACGGCAACATTTATAGTTTTACTGCGTGGTTTTGCAGTCTTTTCTTTACTTACTTTTTCTCGTCTTTTCTTTCTTTTTAATCCTTTTGCTGTTACTTTAACTGTTACTTTTTTATTTTTAAGTTTTTTACTGCTTTTTACTGCTTTAACTATAATGTCAACCGCATTTTCACTAAATTGGTCGTCAAGAGGTTTACTTAGTTTGAGTGAAGTTTTAAATGGACCTTCTTGTTTAGCTGCTGCTTCATCTATTTTCTCTGCATAAGCTTTTAAAGCTTGTTTTCTTATATTAGCTATATCTGTTTTTAGATTAGTTGGATTTTTTCCATATCCAAAAGTAATAAAGTAGTCTGCTACTGCTCCATATTTTCCACTTTTTTTGACTTCTTGTTGCCAGTTTATATTTGGAGGACTGACCAAATCATCAACACTTACTGAATCAATTGAAATACCAGGAATTCCAGTATTAAACTTTCTACCTTTAAGAGAGTCTACTGCAAATAAAGCTGAAGTAGTGCTGTAGCCATGTTCTTGTTTGAATCCTTCTCGTCTGAATTTATCTCGTGGACTTAATCCCTTTTCTCCTCCAGGTTTACCAGCACCTTTTGCTAACCTTTTTATAGCAAGACGACTAAGAACTTGAGCCTCTGGGTCTTCAAAGGATAATTCTTGTTGACCTCCCTTTGTTTTACCTCCTGGTATACGACCTGCTACTCCTGTTTTACCTGATTCAAGAGATACATAATCATTCCATGCATCATAAGCTTTATTAGCAAATTTTTCTACTAGGTCTTTTACCAAATCATCTACTCTATTTGTGGAAGACAAAGTAACAAATTGAAGTAAATTACTAGGACTTCTACGTAAATAAAATATGGGTTTTTTTCCAATCCCTTTAAGAGGTTTTTGTTTAAACTCAGACATAGAATTAAATGTAAATCCTAAAGAAGTTCCTTTAGTTCTTTTTGCCTCTTTAACTATTTTTATTAAAATATCGTTCCATACTGCGTCTGTATTAAATGCTTCTAATTCGGGTCTTTTGTCGTTTTCTAACTGTGCAAGAACTATTGACATTCCTTTTTTAACCCCTTCTAATGTTCTATCCCCTCCAATATTAAATTCAGATAATAAACTCGCAGCTAATTGAGTAGCTGTTCCTGAAGTATATTTACCTGCAAAGTCGTCTTTAGCTTTGTTTAGTAAGATTTCATACTCCTTTAATAATCTACTTTTTGCCATTATTTATACAATTTATAGAAATCAAGAATCCTTTTTATGTGGTCAGGAAACCCAATGTTTTCTCTTAGGCTGGTAGTAACTTGGTTACTAATCTGAGCTCCACTTATAGAAAGTCTTTCTTTTCTTTCATCTTTTAAGTAATATTTTACTAAGTCAAAAAGTGCTAGTTTTAAATCTCCAGGAGTACTTGCGTATCCTGCTCTGTAAACTACTTTTACTGCCTTTCTTCCTTTTGGAAAAGCTTTATCAGCAGTATCTTCAGTTCTAAAGATAGTATCAGTTTCTTCATCTACAGTATATTCATATTTGCCACTACCATCAGAATTTTCGGATATGAGGGTCACATATGCACTGGCTTGTCCATCTCTTTCTTGGACTGAAGTTATACTTACTATTGGACTTTCATCTAGCATTATTGCAGTAGTATGATTATCTTTTATATCGAAGAACTCCGTTTTAGCAGAGCTATAAAAGTCTACAAACGAAGTTCCGCAATATGTTTTTACGGCTTGGCTCACAGACGGAATGATAACATTCAATTTCGCATCTTCCGACACGCCATTGAGCCCAGCAAAATCTTTGTACTGTGCTAATGTTATCAAATTTGTTCCGCCTTGTGATACTGCCATAATTATAAGTGAGGGGATAAGGCTCCCCTCGAGCCATATCAATCTATTAGTTAGATTTGTATTTAAGAGCTTGTACTGAGTCAGCACCATCGATTAGGTCTAAGAAACCTATTCTTTGAGAAGCCACTAGGACTCTTCTTTGGTTTTCGACATCGTAGTCAGATTCTACTGTAACACCTCTTAATCTAGGCATTACATAGTTTCTTGGGTATACAGCTACAGAGTTAAATTTAGAGTGAGCTTTAGCAGCGAACTCATCACAGATAAGTACTCTTGAACCAAATACTTGCCCGATTTCACCACTTAGCTTAGTAGCCATGTCACCAACTAAGTTCACATCTTGGAACTCAGCATCTTGTAACAAGTTATAGTATACATCTTGAGATACTATGTAAACTACTTCACTTGGATTAACACCATATTTACCCATTGCTTTTCTTAAGCTTAGTAAGTCAGCTGCAGTAACAGCGTCAGTAGCAGCAAATGTACCACTTGGCTGTGTAGTGTTTGAGTCGTTTGCCGCTAAGTGACAAAGTCCTTCAAAAGATGCTCCGCCTGTTCCGAATGCACCATCAGCGTCATCTCCTACTAAGATAGCGTTTTCAATTGCTCTAGCGTGAGACCTAACCATTGACTCTCTAATTAACGGAAGAATAGGCAAGATTGCATCTTCTTCAGTCTCATTACCAATGAATGATTTAGAGATTAATTTTTTAGTTGAGAGTGTTCTCTCAGTCAT